GTGTAATAGTTATTCAAATAGAATTTATATGGAATCATGTACGGCATTTCCACCGAAAGACCGGTTTGAGTCTCATAATTAGTGAGAGCCATACCAGCCCCCCCGAAAGTACCAATGTTATTAAATGTATCACAGAGGTACTTAGTTCGGGTATTTGACGTTGATACTACAACTGACACTGTACTAGGTGCAGCTGTTACAACCCCTGGCGTTCGCACAACAGCAACAGAATCTGGACCATGGTCTAGATGACTGATGATGTTAAAGTGCCAACGCATACTCCCTCGGAGTCCAAGGAAACACGGAATGATCCACGAGAAGTGGGTCATATTCGTATAATTAAAGGGTTTCAGTGAAGCATCATTCACTGACCGGGAAACCTCATAAGATGAGGTTGAATAACCCGGGTGAGGTGGATATTTAGTCATTGGATACCTAGCTTCTTAAATATAAGCTGTGGCATCCGATGTCAATAACAAGGGTTTAATGTCCACCAAAGACGATCTGCGGAGTAATTTCCGCAGTGATAAAATTGGTTCACCCCAATTTTTCATATAAGTGCCCTTGTCCACTTGCGTCACATATTCAATGCCATCATCACCTTGAGGTTCAATATAGCTAAATCTATTGATAATATCAACAGGATTTGCAAACTGAACATTTTCAGCAGCTCTGACGAAAACCATAACTGTAACAGGTGCGGTATCGACAGGTGCTGAAAGGGAATTTAGGCACCGCACAACGAAACATCCATTGTCGTCATCAGTCGATGGTACTCTAACGCTAGATGTTGAGTAACGATTCGTTGTATAAATGTCTCCTTGGTGTGCATGCTCACACCAGGGGACAGGTTGTAGATACGGAATACGAAATTCCACATCAGTGGTCGACTCAATATCAACAATCTTTGTCATGTTCAAATGCGAAGTATCTGTAGATGTTGATGGGGTTGAATACGGTTCCCAATGGAACCGAAGCCGACCACGATGGAACTTTGAGGATATAATTCGAAAAGTGTAAATAAGATCCCCACGCCAATAGCGGAATAGTCTCGCGACCATACACATTGGTGTCATCTGAATCCCATAAGTTCCATTTGCTGCTGCTGTTCCCCTATCATACATTAAGGGGTTAACCAAACATGACATAAAAAATGTATCAGCAGGATCTGTTGTATTCCATGTAAATTGCGTCAGATAAGATTCACGCTGAATAATGCTGGATATAGCAAGTTCATCGTGACCTTCTAAGCCAACCATATAAGGTGACACTGACACTTCAGCCTTTGGATCCAGGGTGAACTTGGATACAGGTTGAGAGATTTCAGCTGAGGCTAAATCATGGAACGGCAGATTCTTAAAAGGCATAACAGCAGAAACGATAGGTACATTAGACCATCCAAACAACATTGCTATTTTGGAAATGGCTGATGAACCCAATCGAGTTGCTGTGGCAAATCTGCCTATAATTGGGACCTTCTCGAGATAAGAAGCCCAATCTGCGACGATTGATGCTGGTTTCGAAACTGGACCAGCAGCCTCGTCATATGAGTCTGATTGGAGAATCGCTTGACTGGTAAAACCAGCAAGTTCAACATCTTCCATCCAACCATACAAGGAGACCGTAACACCATTGGAAAAAGTACCATTAGCGCTTCTCAGTGGCACGAACTCCACAAAGTCGACTCTCCCCATCCCCAAAGTGTTCACTGTTGATTTCAACGGCAAATAATCTCGGAAATAGAAGAAAGGACACTCCATCTCACCCCCAGTGGAAGTCTGTGGGTAGATATAAAAACCAGGATGTTGTGAATAAGGAATCGATTTGCTCCCATTGGTCGCTCCACTACCAATGAAGCCCGGTGCATAACCAACAAGTG